GGAGATGCAATAGCAATAGTAGATGTTGTAAATTACGGATCTACAATAGAGAACGTAAAGAGCAAAGCATCAGCTCTAAACTCCTCTTATGCAGCTACATACTGGCCTTGGGTAGAAGTACAAGACCCAAGTACAGGTTTAAGAGTAGAAGTTCCGCCATCGACATTAATACCAGGAGTATATGCATATACAGATAAAGTATCTAAACCTTGGTTCGCACCAGCGGGAATTAAAAGAGGTGTATTAGGAACCGGTACGGTAGCAGAGAGAAAGTTAGCTCAATCTACTAGGGATGACCTATATACCAGTAAGGTAAATCCTATAACATCTATAAATGGAATAGGATCCGTAGTATATGGACAAAAGACACTACAGACTAGAGCAAGTGCTTTAGATAGAGTAAATGTTAGAAGACTATTAATAGAGTTAAAGAGGTACCTTGGACAGGTAGCAGAAACTTTAGTATTCGAACAGAATAGCATAGTTACTAGAAACAGCTTTATAAATAAAGTAACACCTTACCTAGAGAGTATTCAGCAGAATCAAGGACTATACGCCTTCAAGGTAGTAATGGATGATACTAATAATACTCCAGACGTAATTGATAGAAACCAGCTGATAGGACAGATATACATTCAGCCTACTAAAACAGCAGAATTTATATACTTAGACTTTAATATAACACCTACAGGAGTAGCTTTTCCTGATTAAGAACATAATTAAAAGAGAAACTTAACTATTTATAATAAATTAAGACAACGACATGGCAATATTAACTCAAGACGAGATTTTCTTCACACAGTTTGAACCTAAAATACAAAATAGGTTTATTATGTATATGGATGGAATACCGACATATATGATTAAAGGTTTAACCGGCCTAGGATTTAATCAAGAAGAGATTGTACTCAATCATATAAACACTTACCGTAAAGTAAAAGGTAAATTAAAATGGAATGATCTTACCATGACATTATTCGATCCGATTACACCATCAGGAGCACAAGCAGTGATGGAGTGGACACGTCTACATCATGAATCTGTAACAGGTAGAGATGGATATTCTGACTTCTATAAGAAAGACTTAGTAATCGATATCGTAGGACCTGTAGGAGATATCGTATCTGAATGGGTAATCAAAGGAGCATTTATTAAGTCTGCTGAATTCGGAGATTTAGATTACGACAATGATGCAGCCGCACAAACTATAACAGTAGGAATAGGAATGGATTATTGTGTACTTAACTTCTAGAGTAAGCCATACTTATTTAAAATACACAGAACCTAGTCTTAACCGGCTAGGTTTTTCTTTTACATAGTAATTAAGTTGTAGGGTAAGTGTATTTTCTATATATTTATTATTATATAAGATACTATGTGTACCTGTGGATGTAATAGCTGTGAAACCAAACCAGCAGTAATATTAAACGAAAACCTTGTAAAAAAGGAAATACTATCAGAAGGTTTAAAATACCATCTAGATAACAATAAACCTTTAACCGAACATTTATATAGAGCAGGTTCTAAAGAGTACTTTAATTTATTTGCAGAAGCAAGAGCGCTATACGCAAGAGAGATATTAGAATTCTCAGGAGAAGACTTAAATCTTTTAGTAGAGACAGACCTAGGTCATTTCGGATTATACGAAGGTAAAAGAGTACCTCTAGACTTCCCTATTGATGAAGCAATGCATAGAGGTAAAAAAGTACAATTAAATAAACCTAAAAGAGGTGGAAATAAAAAGTTTTATGTCTATGTTAGAGATCCTAAAACAAAAAATATTAAAAAAGTTTCTTTTGGAGGAACAACAGGACTAAAAGCAAAGATAAACGATCCGGCAGCAAGAAGAAGTTTTGCTAAACGTCATAGATGCGCTCAAAAGAATGATAAAACCAAACCAGGCTACTGGTCATGCCGTCTACCAAGGTATTCTAAACTATTAGGGTTAGAAGGAAGCTATACAGGATTCTGGTAGTATGGATAGATTAGACAGTACTGTAAAAGAAGTTCTTTTAGAAAAGAAAAAGAAACGAGATAGATGTCTCCGTATTGCAGATCGTAAATACGATAAACCATCAGCATATAAATCAGGAGCTGTAGTAAGATGTAGAAGAGGGGATATTTGGAAAGATTTAAAAGAAGTTATTCATGAAATAATCCAAGAAGATGAATCTCTACACAAATGGTTTAAAAGACAAGGAGCTCCAGGAAAATCTAGCGGTTGGGTAGATTGTAATGCCCCCATCCGTAAAGATGGAAAGATAGTTGGATATAAACCTTGCGGAAGAAAAAAAGGAGAAAAGAGATCTAAATACCCTGCCTGTAGACCAACAGCAGCAAAATGTAAAGATCCCGGGAAAGGAAAAACCTGGGGTAAAACAAAGTAATGGAACCTTATAAAGATCTAGAAATAACAGATCAATATATTATAAGAGAGTTTAGCGATTCAGTAGACCCTATCGAACTCCTATGGCATAGAGACGATGAAGACAGAACTATTGAAATAGTAGGAGAAACAGATTGGGCAATTCAATTAGAAAATAAGTTGCCTACTTCCTTAAATAACCGTATATTTATAGCAAGGCATGAATGGCATCGAGTAATTAAAGGAACAGGAAAACTCTTACTCAAGATATATAAATCGTGAAAAAGCAAAGAAATATAGTACTGGAAGATAAGACGTCTCGTCAATATAGAGAGCTAGTAGATGCTATCAAAGATAAGTACGATGCCAAGTACTTAGGCAGTGGAGATAACGGTGTAGCTTTGGAACTACCCAATGGAAAAGTTATTAAGGTAACAACAGATAGTGTTGAATTAGAACACGCAGAGACCCTAAAAAATACAAACTTTACTTCAATCATACCAATAGAGAAAGTTAAGATTATTAAAGATAATCTCGGCTACATCGTAATGATGAACGCAACTAAATTAACTTCAACTGAAAGAATCTCTATAGAAGACGTAGAAAAAGATGTTGAAGCTTATCTATTTGATAATGATGAAGAAGCCTTGAGGAGGTTAAAAACAAATACTAAATTACATAACTTTGTAGTTAGTGTAAAAGATGCATATCAAAAAACAGGTTTAGATATAGAAGAGATAGATTACTCAGCAGACAACATAATGAACTACGACGGTAAATTCGTTATGGTAGACCTGTAAAGAAACAGAAAGTATATATATTTATAATAAATAAAAAGTTACATCAAAAATGTCAGAATTTAAGTTCCCAACAGAAGAGATAGATCTTCCTTCAAAAGGATTACTCTATCCAAAAGATAATCCCCTTGCGAGCGGTAAAGTAGAGATGAAGTACATGACCGCAAAAGAAGAGGATATTCTAACCAATCCCAATTACATAGCCAAAGGCACGGTTATTGACAAGCTACTTCAATCTTTAATAATCTCAAAAGTAGATTATAACGATTTAATTCAAGGAGATCAAAACGCAATTATGATNGCAGCACGTATTTTAGGATACGGTAAAGATTATGAGATTAAGCATGANGGAATAACACAAGTAGTAGATTTAACAACTTTAGAAGATAAAGAGTTTGATGAATCTTTAATTACTCCTAATATTAATGAATTCTCATTTACNTTACCTCATTCAAAAGTAGANCTAACATTTAAGATTCTAACAGTAGGAGATACAAATAAAATCAAAAGAGAGTTAGACGGGTTAAAAAAGATCAACAAGAACGATAACCCGGAAATGTCTACTCGTCTTAAACATATGATAACTTCTGTTGGCGGAGATAGAGACGCTAAGACAATTAGAAGTTTTGTAGATACTGCTCTGCTTGCAAGAGATGCAAGAGCATTAAGAGAATATGTAAGTAGAGTACAACCTGATATAAACCTTACAGTTACGGTAGAGACAAGCAGCGGCGAGGAGGACGCTACTCTGCCAATTACTGCCAACTTTTTTTGGCCTGACGCAGGAGTATAGAAAACATTTATTTGATCAACTACACCAAATAACATTTTTCGGAAAAGGAGGGTATTCGTTCACGGAACTATATGAACTTCCTATTCATATAAGAAAGTATATTTTTCATACAATAAAAGAACATTACGAAAAAGAGAATAAACCAAAAGATAACGTAGAGGATTTAACATCTAAAATTAAATCCGGTGCTATAAAAGTACCAGACTACGCAAAAGGAAATAGATTGAAATACAACGGAGGGTAGCTTAAAACACTACCCTTCCCTATTTATTATATATGGCTGACGATCCAAAGAAAATCACAGAGAAGGAAATAAGTTTAGAGGAAGCAAGAAAGCGCCTACTACAAGACCAGCTTGACAACCAGCTCAGCTTTGTTGAATCTCTAAAAGAAGCCCTAGGAGTAAAGACCAAACTAACAGAATTTGAAAATACCCAACTTAAGCTCTCCAAGGAGGTAGCTAGACTCATAAACAGCCAAGACTCGTCCTTAAGTTCGATAGCAGAAAAAAAGAAGCAGATTGCTAAAAATGAAAAGCTAATAGAGAAAGGCAAAGTAGCTCAAAATCTACAAGATAGCAAGGGAGTTAAGCAAGCACTAGAACTATTAAAACTGCAAGGTTCTCAAGCAGAAAAGATAGCACAGATGAAGGCTGAGCAAATTAAATCTGGAGAACTTGATAAATCAGCAATAGAAGGAGCAGAGGATTACGCAGCAGGTTTAGAAAAAGGGCTATCTAAAATACTAGAAACATTAACCCCTCTAGAACAAGCAGCATTATATCAACAAGCTAGTGTTGAAAACCTTAAAAAAGTTAATGCCCAACGAGAAGCAGAGCTAAATACGTTAGAGAAGATAGAAGAGAATATAGGTCTTTCAGGAAAACTTTTAAAAGGACTTAGCAAGATACCAGGATTTAAGGGAGTAGAAGATAGTATAGGTAGAGTAGAAGCAAAGCTAAAAGAGCTTGCAGAGCAGGGAGAAGAACTGCCGGATAGTTTTACTACTTTCGGAATGGTCATAAAAGAAACAGGTAAAGATGTAGGTAAGAACCTAATAGATCCGCTAGTAATTACATCGTTTTTAACAAAACAGATAATAGATGTATTTAAGACATTAGACGCTCTTACTTCCGGTACTGCAAGAAATTTCGGCATAAGCAACGATGAAGCGAACGACCTAAATAAAGAGTTAACTGAAGTAGCAACAACCCAAGAAGGTCTTTTTGGAACTACATCAAACTTAAATGCTGCATTCCAAGAAATAAATAATAGATACGGAACATTTGCAAAGTTAAACGGTGAGAATTTAAAAACCTTTACCCGGCTTACAAAAGAAGCAGGTATTTCCGGAGAAGCATTAGGTGAGCTACAGGATACAACTTTCCTAACCGGTAAAACATTAGAGGAACAGACTGTAGAGTACAAAGGACAGGTAAAGATTTTGAAAGCTACAACAGGATTAGCTTTAAATGAAAAACAAATCTTAGAAGGGATAAAAGATGTTTCTGCCGCTACTAAATTAACATTAGGAGGTTCTGCAGAAGCAATTGCAACTGCAGTTTTTAAAGCGAAAGCATTAGGACTGGAGATGAAAGATTTAGCAACCATCTCAAACTCCCTCTTAAACTTTCAATCCTCCATTGAAGATGAGTTATCTGCCGAACTACTAACCGGAAAGCAACTAAACCTAGAAAGAGCTAGAGCAGCCGCTTTAGCGGATGATCAAGCAACATTGGCAGAAGAGTTAGCAAATAACTTTGGAACAGCAGCTGAGTTTGGAGAAATGAATGTAATCCAACAAACAGCAGCAGCTAAAGCTATCGGACTAAGCAGAGACGCTCTTGCAGAATCTCTAATGAAAAGAGAGGCGATGGCTAAGTTAGCTCAATTTGAAGGAAAGACAGAAAAAGAAAAATACGAAAACGCTGTAAAGACATTAGGTGTTGACGGAGCAAGAAAGCAATTAGGAAACGAAGCTCTAGCAGACCAAATGGAATCAGTCTCGCTTCAAGAAAGAATGGCTGCTGCAGCACAGAAATTTCAAGAAGCACTTATACCGATGGCTGAGAAAGTAATGCCTGCAATATCTGGACTCTTTGACTTCATGGAAAAAAACATTAACGGAATAGTAACCGCCGTGAAAATACTCGTCCCTCTAATGCTAGCCTATAAAGCTGCCACTATAGCAGCATCTATAGCACAGATCGCCGGCGCTTCTGCAGTCACTATGGGAGTAGCAGCAGGCATAGCAGCAGGTGCAGTAGCTCTATTTTCCGGACTTCTTATGAATATAGGAGACGGGATATTCCCTGCCGACGGTAAAGGGATGATATCGCCGAAAGAAGGAGGACTATTCCAAGTTAGCGATAACGACGATATAGTAGTAGGTCCTAAACTAGCTCAAGCAGTAACTAGAGGAGGGAGTACTTCACAAAATATACAAAACAAAGTAGATATCTCTCCATCTAATACACAAGTAACATTAAACTTAAACGGACAAGCAATAGGAAACGCTAATGCAAGACAAAACTACGGAGTAGGTAAAAGCATTAGAGCCTTAGGAGGTAATGTAGATTATAGCGCATCAGTTTAAGAAAACTCGATATTTATAATAAAAGAAACAAACCATGGGACTACAAGATTTATTATTAAACGGAGGGTCTTCTCTTTCTAAACACGACGGAGCAACCCCACCGACTAATCCACTAACATTAAAAACCTCTAAACTACACGGTACAGCAGCAGGTGAGCCTGGGTATTCTCTAGACGGAGCAGACAAAGCAGAAGTAAGTAGAGCATACAACTCCTACAATGACGGAGCTATTAACCCACTACCACAACCATCTGGTTTAGATTTAAACGGAAAAACACCAAAAGGCTACACTAANCCTGAAACAGGTCAAACNTTNCCTTAATGGCATTAAAAGACCTGATAACAGACTTAGGGTCATTCTATGAAAACAACCCGTTCGCAGCCAAGTTCAAATCTAAGGCCGGACCTACCTATGCT